CGATACCGACCGCCTCCATTGGTGATGTGCCCTCATGGTAAAAGCGCGAACTAAACAATGACACACGCAATAAGTCGCTATATCCAGTTATCATATCTATCGGCAATCTTATCGACTGACCACCATACGTTACATTATAGCTGTCAATCACGTTGCTGTTGATCTGATTTTTATTGACATCATACGGGAATATTGAGTCGCAGTAAGCAGGCTTTATTTTTTCTCCACCGTAAGGCTTTTTAAGTGCATAAGCCTCGCCATGTATCAGCAAATTCCTGATAAGCTGTGAGAATAGTGACTGCCCCCCACACTTAAGCGACCGCTTGAATAGTAAATCATGTGCAGGGTGCTTTTTAATCTCTTTATCGCCTGAAACGACTTTATAACTGTAACTTTCTGCTTGCGTCGCGATCTTTTCAACACACAAAAAAGCAATAGATGCTTTACAATACATATCGTGGGGCGGTATTTCACGCATCGTGCCGCTACCATCGCCACCTAAGAAGTAATTGGGAATTGATTTTTCCTCTAAGTCACTGCTTCTTTTTTTAAATAGCCCAAACATATTTTATATTACCCTGAAAAAACGTAAAAATCACCCGATTGCTCGCAACATAAAGCCATTGCATCTGCTAAATCTGGGGACTTTGTTAAGTTCTTTTTAGCCTCCATCTGCAACCGCCTATTTTTATCTCGCTTATAACCTAACGCAGTAATGTCTTTTTGTAAATCTGCATTATCATCACACGAACCCAAAATTAAAGCCTCGCGTAAATGGTGGTACATTTCTGCCCTGGTGTTGGCAAAGCGCGTGTAATCCACTGCATCTGCCCCGAAATTAACGCCCGTACAATCAGCAATCGGCACACCTCTGACAGCGCATAACGTCACTAAATCCCTATCCATGTTATAGCCTATGCCTGTAACGTCAATCTTAACCTTTTGCGGCTTGTATTGCTTGATAAAGTCACAGATTGTATTTAACAAGCTATCACGGGATATGCCCTTTTTTTCAAACAATATCTTAAAGTCGTTACCCTGACGTAAGGCAATAACGCTTCTATCTGGGTCTTTTGCGTATTCGTCACCACCGACATCAACGCCTAAGACAATATCGCCTATACCCTTAAACCCTGCATTTCTTGCATTAATTACAATAGAATTTTCAATGAAAGATAATTCGCCTGTGCCTTCAAATGCCTCATAAGGATTAGCAGGATATTCGATACAGAACATATCAAAGCGTTTATTGAAGTCTGTGTTTATCTTTTGACGCGCCCAATAAACTTGGCTATCTGTAAGATTGTATTTCTCTTTATAGTCCTTCTCGCACCAATTCGTGTATTGCTTTAGTTCAAAATCAGCAGGCAATTCTTTCTGGTATTCAGCATTCGTAAACCACGGGATGAATAATGACCTAAACTCGCCATCACTGCTTTCCCAGCCACCCATAAACTTATTATAAAATTCCTCTGCATCACCCGTCATGCCATTTGCTGTGGACTCTAAGAAGCATTCACTGCCATTCTCGCCTGATAAAGCCTGCATCATGCCCCGTGTATGATCTGCTGCATTATCGTAGAAAGCAACCTCTGAGCCGTGGAATAATTGCAGCGTTGCACTCCGACCAGTGCCTTTTGCACCAGCCGTTGCGATTGACATACCCGACCTTATGCCACCGAACTCTAATATACTTTCATTGTTTTTTGTTGCGGTTGGCTTAAGCTTTGGATGCACATCATCATAGCATTGCCGTATCAGCTGAAATAATGCCTTGGACGCGTCGTGTGTATGCGTCATTATGCGTGACTTGATGCCTTTATTATACATGACTTTATGAGAAAAGCGCATCCTGATGTAAGTTGTGCAACCCTGCTGCCTACCCTTAAGAATAACAAGCCTGACTTTGCCCGTATCTTTAAGCTGTTGCTCTGCTGCTTGATGAATAATGAGTTGTGTTTCATTGAGTATAAAATTACTTTGATGCCCTGCTTTGGATATGATTTTCGCTTGTGACTTAAAGAACCGTAACGGGTCGCCTTTTAACAGTCTGATTGCTTCAAATCTATCCATCTTTACTCTATCGCATCTGAAAAGTCTTGATCTTGAGCATCTTCGCTGTCCGATGGCTTATCCAACCACCCAAAATTGTTTTTTAAGTTGAATATAGGGCCTGCAACTTGGCCACTTCTGAAGAGTTGTTCTTCAATAAATCTTTCGACCTTAGCCCTTGCCCTCTTTATTGTGTGGAAAAACGGCTCTTTTTTGCCATAATTTACAATAGTCTTTCTATCACAACCAAGCGCATAAGCTAGCCCTGACATTGTGTATGGCCTTGGATAGTCTGGATTCTTTTCATTGTACTGATCTATCTCATCGAAATACTCAGCAATAAGAACTTGTAAATCTTCTGGATTTTCCCACAAACAAGGCCTAGACATAATCTATCTGTTGCTCTTGTTCAACTTCTTGCTCTAATGGCTGTGGTGCTTCGTCTGCAAAAGGCACAGTGCGGCTGCCGTGGCTTTCTAAATCGCTATCATTCTTAGGTAATGCGCGATCAAGTCCAATTTCACCAAAGATTTTACCGTCTTGAAATCCATCGATCTTAATACCTGTGATGTCTGGACGATACGGGTCTTTAGTTTTCTGAAATAAGTCCTCTAAATCCTGCTTAAGGTTATCGCTTATCTGTGAGAATATTTCGTTAATCTGTGCGGAATATTTCTGCAGGCTTTCGGCAATCAATTTTACATCTGACTGTGAAAATTCCGAATCAGCGCATGACAGAATAAACGACTTCTCAATGTGCGACCATAGTAGGCTTGTGCTGTCCTGATCTGGTGAAACGTTTGGGTTTAAATCCATTATGGAGTAAGTCTGACCCTCACGAATTGTAGGTATAACTTTTCTAAACACGCCATCTCTCATTTCTAAATTTTCCCCGTATCTGTATATCATAAACAAAGTGTCATGTATTTTTAAAGTAATGTCAAACTATTTATGCGCCTGTGGATGCATAATCTTCTGTATTCTTGCTGCAAACCACTGGCTACTTCCCTCTTGTGTAAGACGCACCTTGTCATCATTAAGAATAAATGACTCAGTGTCTTGAAAGTAATTAAAGATACTCCCGTCAATATCTTTTATCCTCGCCTCTGTCTTTTCCAGATTCTGCGATATTACATCTATTCTGTTATCCATGTTACGTAAGTGATTCTGTACTTGCTCGAATGGCTTTTGTGCGCCATACCATGCACCGAAGACGGATAAAGCTATGGTTGTGAGGCAAATTATTGTTAATAAGATTGTTGTTGTTATATCCATGGCTTTAATCTTTCTTTGTGGGCTTTATGGTTTTTATCTGATAGCCTAGTTCTTTGGGCACATCATAAGAAACGATAATATCAAACACATGACTACATTGCGCGTGAAGCCAATTCAGTTTTAGTTGCGTTCTTTCAGTAATCACGGGCTTTCCCTCACTTGCACTGTAAGCCTTGTAATCATCGACAACCCACCCTTTGGGGTTGTTTAAGTCAAAATATTGAAAGTCTGCTGTGTAAGTTGATGCAACAACCCAATCGCAGCTTTTATTTGGCTCTGGACGTGGTGTCTTTGCTTGCCATGATTCGGTAAAATCTATTCCAGGTGCGTATAGCTTAAAATGCGGCTGTAGTGTTAAGTGCTTAATATTACTCCTGTACTTCAAATAAGCATATCTTTCGCCCTCGCCCTTGCTGTCAAAGGTAAACACATTATCAGTGCGGCAGTTTACGCATAGACTGCCTTTTCTTGTTTTTGGCTGTGGCACTGTGCATTTAAGGCACAGTAAATATTTTTTGGCTGGAACTACTGGCTTAGACATAACATTGATTCGTTTTTCTCATTATAGCACAAAAGAGGTGAATAAAAAAAAGTTATAAAAACTGCAAAATATGTGTTGACAATAGCGCAAGCTTGCGCTATATTGACCTTGTTGAACACAAAAGGAGAAACAACATGAAGCTAGATTCAATCAAAATTAAAAGACAAAATAGAGTTGAAGCTGACCCCAAAGAATATAACTCTATGAATATAGCTGCATTTCAATTCGTAAAGTTTGAAATTAACTTTTATGGCAATCAATCGGTATCAATACTTGATACAAAAATAACAAATTGCGGAAGGCAAATTGTGATTGATGGTGATGGTTTTATTCCTGCGGGACTTGACATAACGGATTTAAAATAGGAAGCACAATGACCCCACAACAGCAAATAGAAGCCCTCTTAAATGAGGGCAAATCTTATTACCGTATCGGCAAAGATACGGGCATAAGTAACCGCACAATCAGCAACTGGCATAAGGGCAGCACTAAGCCTGAAAGCGATTTAATGATTGAGGTGCTTAACAAATACTACAAAAAGATAATCAACAGCAAAAGGAATAAATTATGAAAGTAAAAGAAAAATCAAAGACTAAAAAAAGATGCAAATTTGAATCAATAGAAACAGGAGGTCTATTTACAGAAGATTTTGCAGGAGATGATGAAATCTACATCAAGATCGATGACGATAACGAAAAATTAACCGTAAATTGTGTTGAAATAAAGTACGGTCACTGCCGCAACATCAAACATGACACTGTAGTGTCAATGATAACAGAAGAGGATTATGAATTTAATATACTTGTTTAATCAATCCGTTTAACATGGCATTTTTTATAATGCTTAAGGCAATAGGGTTTACGCTCTATTGCCTTTTCTGTGCAGAAAGTAAAGGGCAGCATATCGTTTGTAATGTATTTGCATTGTTGATGCTCTGGTAGTAACGCCGCTTGTGCTAGTCCTGCCCCGTTCTTTTTTTTATACTTGATGATCGGTGCTTTTCGCGGTGATGCGCCCATTGACTGCTTACGCTTTCTCGTCTTATCGCCTACTCGTCGCAATGGTTTTGCGACTGTATTAAAAGCGATATTGTAAGTCATCGGTCTGATCGACACGTTATTCTGTGACAATAGCCGCCTGACTGCATAGCCTGACACGCTGTACTTGTGCGCGATCGCGTTGATGCTGTTGAGGTTTTTGCCGGTGTAATCCTCTATGATCTGCTTGGTTTGCTCGAGCGTGAATATTATTTTCGGTCTGCTAAACCCTTTGCGCTTGGACTTTATCCCATGTTTTCTGCAGAAGTAGCCAACTCCTGTTTTGGTGAACTTGAACTTCTGCCTTACTTCGTCGTAGGTCTTGTCTTCGTCCTCGATCATCCGCTTTATGATTTTAATTTTCTTTTGCTCGTTCATGTTTCGTGCTGCCCTTTTTGCTGTGGAATAAGGGTATATGATTCGCTGTATTTCACAAAGTAAAACCCCCCGACTTAGAGAATAAATCGAGGGGGTAAAAGGAGGTCTTAAAATGAATCAAAAATCAACTGAAAAAAAATACATTATAACGACATGAACATTTTTAGCTTACTGCTTTTGATGGGGCTTGTCAAAGATTATTTTCCCTTTCTGAAGTTAGCATAAACTACATTGCCATCTTTTTTATCAGCCTCGTACTTCTCCAAAGCAGCAGCAGCATCCCTTGCATCTTTCCCCCTTAATGCGTGAAAAGTTGAGTTGCCATTTAAAACTTTTCTTAAAATATACGCATTATCTGCGCTTAAACGAGCGCCTACATGCACAGCATTCATGGCGTTCACCAAGTTTGGGAAATCAGTAAGGCACGACATATCACCAGTATCTTTGAAATAAGAAAAAATAAGCATTATTCGATCAATCAATCGATCTTGGGTATTTTTATTATTTACAGTTGAGTTATCAATGTACGCTCTTAAGTACAAAATCATAGATTTTATGGCATTAGATTCATGTTCTGTTACTAAAAAACTAATCATATTTGCTGCCCCTTAAATTTAGCCTTAATTTTCGTTGTTACAGTGTCGGTGGTATTATTTATCATTATTGACACTCTTTGTCGATTTTAGCCTTGTTTTTTCGCATCTGAGTGCGCTTATATGCTCTCGTTCTGTTTATATTCCGTCTTGTAAGGAAATCATCGGAATAATCTATACGCAATTCATGGTCGCTTGGCACGTCATCAAGGTCTGCTGTGATGTTGATTATTCCAAGATGGTCAAGTTCATCGAGTATTTGCCTAACGTCACTTTGCGTGAATAACTCCGGCGTGTATTCATCCTCATTGAGTGTGTCTGCTATGAGGTTGATTGATAGCTGCACGCCATCTATGCCGTCGCTAAAAGCTATCAGCGTTCTTAATACTTGGTACATATCTAAGTTCATGCATTTAATGTCGTCAAATTTAACGTAAAAGTTTGCCATGATTATTTTCCTTTCGTGGCTTGGTTGAATTTCTTGAACAGTGCTTGAAGTGAATCAACAAGCTGCTGATTCTTTTCTTGCTTTGATGCTTCGTATGCTTGACATTCCGTGTGCTTTGCATTATACGAGCGTCTAAAGTTCTCTTTGCTGCTGTTGGTCTTGCCCGCTAAAGCTGATCCAACAGTGTTAAAGTTCTTTTCTTTTGTCATAACAAAAATTCTCCTTTTGTGGTTATGATGATTGATTTAAGATTGCGCTTCTTTCGTGAAGTGCTTTCTCACTAGCCCCCAACTGTTCAGCTTGAATGGTGGGGGGTTATTCAGTGTTTCCACTAGAATCCCCTTGATATACTCCTTGTCGTAGCCGTTATTGATCGCCTCTAAGAATATTAGTGCATCGTTCTTGAAGTTGTTATCTAAGAGGTTGTGATCTTTAAAGCCCTGATAAGCCTTTTCTGCAATCTCTCTAGCTTCTGCCATCTTGTTTCTGGGCTTCTCGCCTGATACTTGTTGTGCTGCTGTGGGCTGGGCATACGTCAAGTGGTTTGTCGTCCAACTTTGAAACGTGCGTTTCCAGTCTTTGCGGATTGCCTTTGACTTGGGCAATGCTGATGAAAGGTAGTAATCATCAAATCTGCTAATTTCCTGCAACGCTGTCTTTTCGTTCACCCTCTTCTTAAGCATCCAGTCTAGGCAATACTGGTGAAATTCTGCTTTGCTGTTTTTTGTGTAGTAATCTTTCAAACTTCCTGATGGTGGTGGTGGCGTGATGTTGTTATCATTATCATCATTGTTTTTATTATTATCATTCTTGTTTGTGTCCGTCTGTTGTACTATCTGATGTCCGTCTGTTGTACTATCTGTTGTACTATCTGTTGTACTGTCGCCTTGGTATTTTTCAAAATTAACCAATGTTATCAATGATTTAACCTTTGATTTCTGTTGTACTACTTGGTGGTTCTTTTCTAGCTCATCTAAGAACCTCCTGACCTTGCCTCTTGACCATTGCCAGCGTGCGCCAATTTGGTTTTCTGACATACCGACCTGCCCTCTTTTAATGTCAATTTTATTGCCCCTGACATAGAAAAAACTGTCTTTATGATTGGCAAGCATGAGCAAATCAATCCAAGCCTGAGCGCGTGTGAAAGGCTCGGAAAACCATAAGGGATTTTCCGTTAATTGCCTGTGTAATTTTATCCAGCCTGTGATCACTTTCCACCGCCATAATTAACACGGTAGCTTCTTAACGCTGCTTTGATAATCTCTGATCTGGACGTGTCGAAAAGTTCCGCTTCGTTATCAATAAATTCCAACAAGTCTTTATCTAACTTGAACGCAACAAGTTCTGTTTGTCTTTGTCTGATTTCCATAATATCACTCCTTTGTTTGATATAAAATAAGTATAACTGATTCGCTTTACTTGCCCTAATGGTTTAAACTATTGTAAAATAAAATAGTTAAATTTTAGTAAAGGTGATTCGTGGACTATAAAAGAAAAGAAGTGATAGGTGATTGCACGCTTTATCTGGGTGATTGTTCGGTAGCTAGCAAAGATTAAGCAAAGATTTAGCAAAGATTTACTGAAATTTAACTTTTACAAGATACCATAGGCATCTAAAATAAGAGGTGAATTATGGAAAATAAACAACACGTTATCAATTATTTAAAGGAAACGTCAAAAGTAACTGATTATCGCTATCAGCTTATTTTTAAGGCGTGTGTGCATTATCGCATTGATCCTATCGAGATATTACGTTTGATTAATAACAACCGTATAACGTGCATTAAAGGTGCAAATAAGGGCGAACACTGCGTTAATGCCACTGTCACGAATAAAGAAGCTGATTTAATTCGTAATATGTTCTGCAGTGGTCACTATGAGAGCGTAAGAAACTTTGCTGATGAAATTAATATTCATAAAGACGTTGTTTTAGGGATTTTAAAATGCAAATCATATCGCGATCATTTAACAGATTATGAAATAGATAATTATCAAGAGCAATATTATGAAATTATCCAGCCTATCTATTCGCGCAAAAATTGGACAGATCAAACAAGGCAATATATTGTGGATACTTTTTTAAATGGCGCGTCGCAGCAAGATATAGCCTATCGCTTGAATGCCCCACTCTGGACAGTGCAGCGAACTTTGAAAGAAACAAACACACGCAAAGATAATAAAAAAATGATGTGGACAACAGAGGAAGATCAACAAATCATTGATTTGACGAGGCAAGGCAAGTCAAGTTCTGAAATTGGAGAGATCATGGGGCATCCATATTATAAAGTTAAAAAAAGGCGTGCTAAAATTATGAAGGGTGAAAAAATTACAATAATTAACAAGAAGAACAACTTTAAAAAAGAATACTGCCTCTCTGGCCGGCATAAGATGGAAGGCGATAACATCAAGATCAACAGTAATGGAGGGCGTGCTTGTCGTGCCTGCTTCAATGAAAAGCGTAAGGAATGGCGTAAAAAAATGAGGGACGCAAAGTCATAGGAATTGACGAGGGCCACTTTAATATTTCATTACGCTGCACCTCTTTTGTTTACGCTCTATTTCTATGGGGTCGATATAGTTGTTTAAGTAGGCCGCCAAGTGTTGTACGATGTAATTCTAATAAGTAAAAGGAAAGATATTATGAGTAATCAAAGTAAAACGAATGACAATATAGAACTTGAATTTGTCGTGAATTTGTTAAGGGAAATGCATGAAAAGGATTTGCCGGCGTATGATGATTTTACAGGCGAAGAGGGCGCTAAAGAGATGTTGGGGGTTTTACATGGGCGCATTATTGATCACATTATAGCAAAGCCTTGTACGACTTGGGATACAGCGCTCATACCAAAGAGAATACCAGTTATCGTTACCAACTTAAGTGATACGGGGAAGCATTGTGACACTTATTTTGTTATTAAAAAAGATGATGGTGCTTTGTATTTGTGTGACATTGAGGGTGTATGCGACTTGCCTGCACAGGATTTTACAGAAGATGATTTTGATATGTGGGCTTATGTCCCAAGCGTTTTTTGGTTTAATATTAAAGATTTAGCAAAGATTTAGCAAAGGCAGTAATGAAAAGGGCAGCCCCCGTTCATTGGCGCTTGTTTATTTTATGCCGTGTGTTACAATTAAGGGGAATCATATAAAGGCTTTTAATATGAAAAATAAAATTTATTATTCGGAAATACAACATTTATTAAACCAAGTAAGTTATGAATTTGCACGCACTGGTGAATCTGGTATTTATTGCACCGCTTATCTGGGCAGCTTTAAAGTTGCGGTTGGTTATTCTGGGTGTGTTGATCCTGCCAATTATTCACAAGAATTAGGTGAAAAGTATTCAAAAGAACGATGTGTAAAAGAAACGCAAGATAAGCTATGGGAATTAATGGGTTTTGCTTTGTTTAAAGATTTAAATAAGGATTTATTTTTACAAAGCGCTGAATAGTTGCAAAAAAAGGGCATCCCCCGATTAACAGTCTCTGCCCTTAAAATAATCTGTGACGCCAACCACACGGTGACCCATGCAGCTAATTACTTTACTGCATTATAGGTTTACTGTCCTTATATGTCAATCGACTTTTTGCCCTTTGGCTGTCCGCTGTATGCTCCCATGCTTCTGCCGTAGGCTGTTAAGCCGTCATCGTTCTTGTCTGTATCACAGATAAAGTTTTTTCCCATATAAGCGCATTGTTTGGTTATACCGTTTTCACCTTGCCTATTTTTGGCCACAATTATCTCAAAATAATCTGAGCGGTATGTCTTCTTATCATCATCAACGCTTTTTTCGTAATAACACGGTCTGAACGGGAATAATGCGATGTCAGCATCCTCTTCGATCTTGCCCGACTGCCTGAAGTGGTTGAGAGTTGGTCTTTTTTCCTCAATCGTGCCTTGTGCACCTTCAAGCGACCTGTTGAGCTGTGAAAGTAAAATCACTGGCACGCCTAAATGCTTTGAGAGCTCCTTTAATCTGCCCGTGACAATGCCGATCTCGATATGTGCTTGCTGTGTCCCAAGCATTTTAATGATCTGTAAGTAATCAACGATAATTAAATCTAGGCTCTTTCCGTTGCGCTGCAGGTCGTACGCGTGTTTTTCAGCGTAAGTAAAAATCTTATCGGCGCTTAGTGTAGAGTCATAGTGATGCTTGATAGTTGCCTTATCCTCTTTCATGCTTTTAACGATCTTCTGCATGGTTTCAGCAGATATTTGGCGGCGCGTAATGTCTGTGTAGTTAATGATTTGACATTTCGAAAGAGAAATTAAGCACGTTTTTTCCTGCCTCCTGAGCGACGCAAGCAAAGTGCATACTAAGCGCTGTCTTACCCATGCCAGGGCGACCACCAATAACAATTAATTCGCCTGCCCTAAAGCCCCCGATCAAAGCATCAAGATTATCCAAGCCTGTGCTTATTGCTGTCTTCTCTGTGTCTGTGTACTCATGTAAGAAATCGTCCAATGCTTCGACGTGTTCAAAGTCTTTCTTGCTCTGTGTTTGCGTGTATGTCTGGTCGTCAATCTTTACGCGCATATCATCAAGCGTCTTTCTTAGCTGTGGGAATGCTTTGTGTTCCCCGATGCTATCCAATGCTTGCTGTAATGCGTTCTTGATGTTCTTGACACGATAGCGCTCGTCCATATCGTAAGCAAAGGACAGTGTTATTGGGTCGTTTGCTTGTTGGCTTCTTTTCGCGAGGTTTCTTAAGTTCTCTTGCGTTTCCCACTCACTGTCAAAGAGGCCGTTAAAGCGCAAATCTTCAAACGATACACGGTCGTTGTTTGCCTCTGCTTCTTTACAGACACGATATATTTGCTTAAATATGCCGTGTTCAAAATGATCTGGCGTGATGAAATCATGCTCAAGTGGAGTGCCAACGATTTTGCAATATAAAGCACGCCCTGCAACGCGCTCTTCTGTGTCAAATAAAGCCCTTTTATCATCTTCTGTGTTTCTAGGCTTAGCTTGCTGTTGACTGGCTGTGACTTGATTTAATGTCTTTAAAAAATTATCCATTGCTTGCCTCTGTCATAAAGTAATTAGGATTTTTCCCAAGCACGCGGCACAGTCTGCATACGAGGCTAAAGTTTGGGCTTAGAGCTTTGTCACTCTTATTCTCTAGCTCCCATATATACGACTTTGAAGCGCCTACTTTGTCGGCTAATGCTTGGTATGTCATGCGCTTTTGCAGTCGCGCTACTTTTAGTTTATCTTTGTTAAACACTATTTTCTCCTTTTGTATCGAACAAATTAAAGCTATCTGATTCGCTTTCGCTATTCAAACGCTTTAAAGTATTGTAAAATGAGAAAGTTAAATTTACGTTAGGTGATTTGTGAAAATAGGTTCTGATATTTATATAGATGCTTACAGTCAAGATGTTGAGGATGTCCCGTCTGGTAACAAAACAGGCGGCATTCAGCTTGACATTGAGGGCAAAATAAACCAGTTTGTCGGCCATGACGGTTGTTGTCGAGTGCATCTTTGGCTTTCACGCAAAGAGTGCAAGGCTTTGAGAAAATTAATTAGAGAAAGGGAGTAATGTGTGCCTAAATACTATGTCGATCAAACAGAAAAAACCGGCAGGTCTGCCTGTTATAATAAAAAAGACCTGCCGGTTAATATGCGTACTATTTATGTTTCAATAGGAACTTTTACACGAAGATACGCAGCTTTTTAGTGCAACGTATTCGCGACCTATGCACGCCTTAAACCCCACAACTCAATGTGGGGAGCGACTTGCGTCGATTAGGGCTATACTTGCCTTAATTGCAATATATATCAAATAAAAAAGCCTCGCAACAATTAAGCTACGAGGCAGGTGTATTTCAGCAAGTGTGTTTTACTTATACAGCATATCGTTCTTTTCTGCAAACGATAAAGGTTCGTTTAATATGTTTTCAATCGCTTGCCGGTGGTGATCGTTCTTGACCATCTCGTTTAAGTCCTTAAAGTGGTATTTGTTCATATAATCGATTAATTTATCAAGTTTTGTCATAATTATCCTCCTAATCCAAATGGTGCTAAATAGATTGCTGCGCCCATAATAGCGAACGCGCAAATTGCGTAAAACATCAGTGATAATGCGTACATAAGTCCCTTAAAGAATGACATGATTATGCTCCTAGGTTATTGTTTATGTTCTCTGCCACAGATAGAATGTGGTTGCGAACGACCGCAGCGAACTTGCGCGGGACGCGGCTATTTAATGTTGATGAGATGCTGTGAGATGACATCATAAAGTTGCTTTTAATATACTCTCTTGTGTGGTTCTTAAGAAGCCCGTACATAATCACAGCGCAATCATTGGGCTGCCTATGCTTAAGTGTTGCGCTCGCGTGACTTGCCCAATCTAGCAATAACCTTTTCAACGCATTATAATTTACGCATGATAAAAAGTCGCTTCTTTTTGCTTTAAAGTCATTGACTGCCACAGGTGAAATCTGCAGTGCCTCGGCAAGGTATGCTGTCTTAAATGCCTGACACGCCTCGCGCATATACGCGGTGCGTTGACAGGTGTATTGGTATGCTTTGGTGCTATTCATAGTCAAAATCCTCTTGTGGTGCGTCTTTCAAATCACGCAGCTCTATCTCACGC